CAAAAAGCTGGTATGAACCTGAACACTTAACAATTCTGGAGAAAAAATATGGATGAAGACGACGATATACAAGTCTATGCAGCAGACACGGCAATCGTGCAAACACTACTGCCCAAGCTGTACTCAATCATTGACCGACTGCTGGACGGGCAGGACAAGGCGCTGGTTATCGAAGCCCGCAGGGTGCTGCCAAAGACATACAAGAACTCATTTGAGAAAGGTAAAGGCGTATGACACCATCTGAACAACTACACCTTCTTGCCTCCGCTTATGCGAACAAACGCCTAGCAATGCACAAGGAAGCGATCAAGCAACAAAAGCAAACACCGCTGGAAGAGAGGGTACACAACGGCACATGGATAGCGCACTACGAAGGCTATGTAGCGGGATACGAAGCAAAGGAAAACACATGACCATCGCATGGTACGACCCCACTAACCACCACGTTAGCACGGACAAGCACGATCCACGGTTCACGCCGCTTGGTCAGTTGCTGCCGTTGGAAAGCGGCGACATGACTAAACGAGATGCATTGAACCTCATCAAGCTATTGTCCGCGCTTGACTCTTGGTCTTTTAGTACGAATACCCCGTTTCCCGATTACCTGACCGAAGACCTGTGCGTAGCAGTAAGGAAATTGGAAGATATCGTATTGGAGAAGAGCACATGAAACCACAACCAACACTTGAAGACATGATGAAACAAGGTGTAACACACTTACTAAATGGCAGGGAGGTAATCCTTGCCCCATACAACGGAAACATGAAACGTATCGGGTGGGTATACAAAGATACGGGATTGCCACCTACTGACAAAGATGTTGAGCAAGCCGAGGAACGCAATGCACAAAAGTAATCACCACGCTATACGGATGCTGCTACAACAGTACCACGATGGCCTGACCAACTCTGAGATAGCAGAGCGGCTGGAGAAAGATGCGAGTCATATTAAACGTGCGCTATTGGGAATGTCCGATGCATACATAGACCGATGGACATCCCGCCGGAAACAATGGACTGCTGTATGGTGCGTAGTAGTGCCACCGCAGAACTGCCCTAAACCAACCACAACTAAACGAAAGGAAATGAATGGACATACCGAACTTTGCAGCTTGGTCCAATGAGAATCTAGCAAAGTTTGCATCTGAATCTTACGAGAGGATGCAAGCACAACAAGAGGCCATCATGCAAATGCAAGGTGACTTCAAAGACGCAATGGCGCAACTGCGCCAACTAATAAAGGAAAAAAATGAAAATCTTGCTGACTAAGATCCGCCTTGACGGTGGAACACAACCCCGCAAAGAGCTAGACGAAACCCTAGTCCAGCACTACACCGAAGAGATACTTGAGGGCCAAGCATTCCCGCCAGTCGATCTATATTTTGACGGTAAGCACTATTGGCTTTCTGATGGCTTTCACCGCTGGCACGCACACAAACGTGCAGGGCATAAAGACATTACCTCCAACGTCATAGAAGGCACCAAGCGCGATGCTTTTATAGCTTCTCTCAAGGCCAATGCACAGCATGGTAAAGCCAGGACACCAGAAGAGCGCCGGTATGTTGTCCAGCTTGCGCTTGAAGACATTGAGCTAGGCGACCTGTCAGACACGCAAATTGCTCAAATCTGCTTGGTGAGCAACATGACTGTAGGGCGTGTACGCAAAGCGATTGGCCTCAAGAAAGAAACATCTGTTGGTAAAGATGGCAAGCGGCGCAACACTTCAAAAATTGGCCGCAAAGTTACTACATTGCCTGAGCCTCAGTTCGAAGACGAAGACAAGCTCACAGAGTTAGCCACAGAAATAACAGCAGTATCTGAAGAGAACACAAAGCTCAAAGATATGCTGGCGGTCCGTTCTCTGCCTGTTTCAGAAGAGGCACGAGCCGAGGTTAAAGAAACCATTGAGTCGCTGCGTGAGCAAGTAAGAGAGCTTGAGGTTAAACTTAAATCTATGACGCAAAGCAGAGATGAGTTCATGTCCAAGAACGCTGAGATGCTTAAGCAGATAACCTATTGGAAGCGCAGAGCCGAAAAGGCCGCATAACACCGAAGCTGGGCGGTTTCCCAGTAGGAGAAAGCATGATTGAATTAAGACCGCATCAAGCGGATGTTGTGGAGAAGCTCGAACAGGGTTTCGCCCAGCACCGCTGCCAACTGTTGTACGCACCAACAGGTTTTGGCAAAACAGAAGTAGCCATGCACATCATGGTTCAAGAGGCTAAAAAGGGCGTCAAGGTTGCGATGGTGCTAGACAGGATTGTGTTGGTCAACCAAACCAGCGCACGCCTGTCTAAGTACAAAATCAACCACGGCGTCATGCAGCAAGATCATTGGCGGCAGCGTCCCCACGAAAGAATCCAGGTGTGTAGCGCACAGACCTTGGAGCGCAGGGATGACTTTCCTGATGTTGGCCTCCTGATCATTGATGAATGCCATGTGCAGCGCCAGAAAGTCATAGAGTTCATTAAAGAACACCCCAAAATGCGAGTCATTGGCCTGACCGCTACGCCATTTGCAGACGGCTTGGGCTCTACCTACACCCATGTAGTCGGAGCAAAGCCTACGGGGCAATTGATAGAAGAGAAGTGGCTTGTCCCTCTAAAAATCTTTATAGCCAAAGAGATTGACATGACCGGCGTTAAGAAGGTGGCCGGCGAATGGTCGCAGGATGAGACAACCAAGCGCGGTATGCAGATTACCGGCGATATAGTTGACGAGTGGATTAACAAGACCAACCAACTGTTCGGTGGTCCTAAAAAGACTGTGGTGTTTGCCTCCGGCGTAGAGCATGGAAGGGACCTTGTTAGGCAGTTCAACGAGCGCGGCTATAACTTTGTTTCCATCTCCTACAAGGAGGATGATGACTTCAAAAGGGAGACAATTGAGGATTTCAGCGCCCCTGACACGAAAATTCACGGACTAATTGCCACAGACATCTTAACTAGAGGTTTTGACGTACCTGATGTGCTAATAGGAGTGTCAGCTAGGCCGTTTTCCAAGTCTTTTTCCTCCCATGTCCAGCAAATGGGCCGAATCATGCGACCCTGCGATGGCAAAACGCATGGCATATGGCTAGACCATTCGGGTAACTACCTACGTTTCAGGAAAGAATGGGACGAATTGTTTGAGGAAGGCGTCACAGAGTTGCACGAGGGCTCGGAGTCAACCAAGAAAGAACCTACAGAGAAGAAGAAAACAGACTCCAAGTGCGGCGGCTGCGGTGCGCTTTGGATATGGCCTGACAGGGTTTGTGGTGAGTGCGGCTGGACGCGGCCAATGAAGGAAGTGCTTAACGTCCCAGGCCATATGATTGAGTTGGAGATGGGGCAGAAGAATTTTGTGGCCGAGAATCAGCAGTTCTACTCTGAGCTTTTGTACTACGCTCGTATGCGCGGCTACAAAGACGGCTGGGCTGCATACAAATACAAAGATAAGTTTGGGGTATTTCCTCGTGGACTTGGAACAGCGGTGAAGTCTCCAAGTTTTAAAACCCTTCAATGGCTCAAGAGTCAAGTGATCGCTTTAGCAAGGGCCAGAGCATGACGTTTGAAGACTTTGCAAGGCTACATGGCCTTATGCTCGACCATGTGATTGAGGGCCGGTGGGTAAGAGTGCCGACAGAGGACCATCCGCGCAAGAAGAACGGCGCGTACATCTTTGATGGTAGAAGTGGCCTCATACAAAACCACGCGGTCCACGAATCCCCCATCAGGTATGTATCCGACCAACCATTTGTGCCCGACCCACAGGCTGCAGCCAAGCGCCAAAAGCAGCGCGAGGATAGAGTGAAGCATCAGTCCGAGGCGGCTAAAAAGGCGGCATTTATCTTTAACAATGTTAGAGTAGAGCAGCATCCTTACCTAGTTCGCAAAGGATTTACCGAGCCGGCGAAGGTCTGGAAGGGGTTGCTAACTGTCCCCATGCGGGTGGCCGGTAACTTAGTTGGCCTCCAGCTTATAAATATAGACGGAACAAAGCGGTTTTTGTCAGGGCAGCAGACAAAAGGGGCAAGCCTCGTGATAGACAACAAGGGGCCGAATGTCCTCGTGGAAGGTTTGGCTACGGGATTGTCGGTGCGCCGTGCGCTGAAACTCTTGCGGCTGCGCTACTGCATCCACGTTTGTTTCTCGGCTGGGAATATGCTGGAGATAGCCAAAAGCCTGGACAACCCTATTGTGGTGGCCGACAACGATGCAATGGGGATAGGCACCGCCAAAAAAATAGCCTCACGCTACTGGCTAGGAGAGGCTGGGGAGGACTTCAACGACTACGAACAGAGGGTAGGCAGCATGGCCGCTGCCGAATCCCTCCGTCCGTTTTTCTAAAGCTGGGTTTCAATTAGGTCTGCAATCTCGTTAAAGTTTTTGTTCCAAGTGTCGTTTATCTCAGGCAAAGACTCCGATTTAACGTACATCACGCCATCTTTTTCATACTCAAAATCGACCAAGCCGCCAATATCATTGTCTAGACCGGCCCATTCCTGTACTGATAGCGGAAGCGTTTGGGCTTCTCCGTACAGTCCGTAGGAATTATTGCGCTTCACCCAGTTCGTGCTACGTTCTTGTGCTTGAAGGTCGCACAATACACCAAGGCAGCAAAATCCATTGATATCTCGCAGGTTTCCCGTCGTCTGCTTGTACTCTCCGCTGCGGAGAGCATCCAGCCATCTTTGTTTGATTCTTGGGTTCATAGTCCCTCCAGTTCAGAGTCTGCGGCAAAGGTGGCGGCAATAGCGCCTTCGTCCTCTGCCCCATT